TTTGTTCTTAACTGTAAAGTTCCACCACCTTCTTCAGAAATAATTGAGCTTCCATTATGGTAAATTTTTAAATCTGAACTAGCACCAAAAATAGCTTTATCGTCATCTCCAAAAATAATATCGCCAGAAGTAGTACCACCGCCCATTGTAACAGTTCCAGTTGCTATTATGTTTCCTGTAACTGTTGCACCAGCAGATGTTGTTTCAAATTTCTTTGCGTTATCATAATAAAGACTTACTGAACCATCAGCAGTAAAAACAGCCATATCTTCCGAGTTACCTTTTTGTAAATTAATAGTAGGTCCGTTTGTTCTTAACTGGAAATTTCCACCACCTTCTTCAGTAATTATACTGTTATTTCCATCGTGATAAATTTGTAAATCTGAACCAGCACCAAAGAGAGCTTTCTTACTATCTCCTAATAAAATATCTTCTGTAAATGTAACATCTTCAGCACTTGAAATTGTAATTGCAACTGAGGTTGCATTATCATCTATACCTGCTGAAGTAAAACCAGAAACGGATCCTTGAATAGCTAATGTAACTCCACTAGGTATAGTAAAGGTGTCACCGCTATCACCTAATGTGACAGCGGTGCCCGATCTTGGACTGAGTTTATTTACTTTTATTTCACTCATTTAGATTCAGCTTTAACCTCTTCTTCCTTCATTTCTTCAGGTAGATGTTCTTTTAAAATATCTAAATAATGTTTTGACAAGATATCATTATGGTTAAATTTTAACTTTAACTGATTTTGATCTTGACTAATTACTTGGATATTATTTAACGCAACTTTACCTTCATCAGAAAGTTTAGTTTCGTCATATTTTTTATCGTCTATTGTAATCATATTTTCTCCTTATATATTATCTTATTCTTGATTTAAAGCAGCTTCTTGTTCAGCTTTAAAAGTTGCATAAGCATCTTTGATTGCTTGTGTCCAAACTGCGTTACATACTGCTTGAACTTCTGTGTGTTCATCAGTTATAACTGCGTCTGGCATCAAAGCATGTCTATGATACTTTCTTGATAATTCTTCGCCATCTTCCATAACTACAGTATCTGTTCTTACTTGAACTGATTTGTATTGTCCGACCACTTCGATTTTACCAATCTGTGTCTCTTTAGTTATTGCCATGTTGTTTCTCCTTTGTTGTTGTTAAGTTGTTTGATAAATTAAAGTTAATCTAATTTGTTTATCGTTTCCAAATCCATTGTATGTCAGAGCACCCATATCATTTTGATAAAAGTAAGCCTCAGTACTATTTCTAGCAACCAAGAAGTTTATTCTTGCTACTGTACTAGTAGTTATATTTATTGTTCCACCAAACACATCATTAGTTGTATTTTTACAAGTAAACGGAAGTCCAGTTATGCGAAATTGACTAGCATCACTTGTTCCATCTAAAACAATTCTTGTTGAAGCCATAACTAATTTTCCAATTTTTATATAATGAGAGTTATTAATAGTAGGTGTTCCACCATAAGAACCTATAGCAGCTGTCCAATCACCTTCTTCATAATCGTCTAATTTGTTTGCTGCGCCTGTGCCACCAAGATAAACACCACCAGCTAAAAATAAATTAGCAAATCTGCCTGAAGCTCCACCTAAAGTACATTCATTATCAGTTGAACCTCCTGTAGTATTTACTGGAACGATTGCACCATTACCAAAACGCAAACCTTCATGTCCACTTGCTGTACTTTGAATTGTTAAATCTCCACCAATAGCACTAATACTACCAATTGATGTATTATCTTTTTTAAAATCAACAATACTTCCATCAGAAGATAATCTATTAATGGCAATTACTGTTCTAGCAGTTTGAGTAAATCTACTTTCATCATTAGTTTTTAATTCAACACCATTAGTTGCACCACTAGCAGAAGTTTTGCCAACCATGAAAGTGTTGCTCAAAATCCTAGCTCTCTCTGTACCACCAGCAGTAAATCTCATTGCATTTACATCATGTAAATAAGCTATTGCTCCAACATCATTATCTCCACTATCTCCAAAACAAAGTTGACCTGCACTAGATGTTCCAGAGCCAATAGTAATTCCTGCATTTCCACTAGTTTCTACAAATAATTCATCAGCATTTGCATTAGGTGTTACACCACTATCAGCAGTTTTAACATGAAGTTTTCCTAGAGGTGTTGTTTCTCCGATACCAACATTTCCAACATCATTAATTGTAAGATGTGTTGTTGAATTACTTGTGCCAGTTCCATTTCTTGAACCAATAGAATATGTTAATACTGCATTTTGATATAAAAGTTGTCCAACTTTAGAACCACTACCATTAGTATCTTCCATATAAATAGTAGGTGCTTCATTAGAAATTGTAAGTGAACCTGGTCTTGAATTGAATGGTGCTGTTGTTCCTAATCCTAGAGAGCCAGCACTGTCGATACGCATTCTCTCTGCTGCATTAGTAAAAAATTGCATTGAATTATCACTATGGGTATATTGCAATCTTGCTATATTGTTGTCGCCACTATCTCCAAAAATAAGTTGACCTTTACTTGAAGTACCACTTAATATTGATATTCCTGCATCTGAACTATTCTCAACAACTACTTCATCTCCACCTGTATTTACAGAAGCTCCACTATCTGCAGATTTAACATGAAGTTTTCCTAGAGGTGCTGTTTCGTTAATACCAACATTTTGTGTACTTCTTTGAATATTAATTACATCAAAATCAGCATTAGAATATTGAACTCCTAAAGTAACTACATTGTTAGCTGTAGTTCCATCAGTAGTAAATCCTAACATAGCACCTGCTGTTGCGGCACTTGGGTGGTTTAGTCTAATTAAATCTTGGTTATCAGCACTAGCTTGTACTGTAAGTTTATAAGTTGGAGCTGCAGTTCCGATACCAACTCTGTCAGTACCACCATCAACAAATAACATATTGGCATTGTTATTACTTTCAACTCTAAAATCTCTATCACCACCAACTTCATTAAAAACTGCTCCACTACTTAATCTCATTACCTCTGCATTATTACCATAAAATACTTGGTCAACACCAGAAGCAGCATAGAAATCCATATCTTCAGTAGCTGTTAATTGTATGTAGGCTTTTTGAGAACCACCATTATAATATCTAACTGTTGCAGAACCAGTTTCATCTTTAATAAGAGATACACTAGTAGAAGTACCACCATCAACTGTTAAGTTATGTGTTGGATTTGAAGTTCCGATACCTAATCCAGTAGAAGTTAATCTCATACCTTCTGCTAAATTTTGTAAAAAAGTTAAATCTCCTGAAGATGAAGAACCTAATGCACCACCATTTGTAGCATTACTTCCTCTAAGTCTTAAAACAGTATTGTTATTTGTGCTTTTTAAATTTGTTACAACTCCAGTTCCAGTAACTGTTAATCCTGTTAAAGTTCCAAGTGAAGTTATTCCTGATTGTGCTGCTTCAACATTTAAAGTTACTGCTCCTGTAGTTCCTCCGCCAGATAAACCTGTTCCAGCGACTACTGAACTAATATCTCCTGGTAAAGCTCCACCATTATTTTGTAAAGTACCTATAATATTTATAGTATCTCCAGATGCACCGATAGTAATAGTATTAGCATTTTCATTAATAATATTATTACCTGCTTGGTCCTGGATTGTATCTACTTTAATAATACTAGTCATTATGCGTTCTCCAATTGTGTTACTTTAGCTTCTAAACTTTCTATTTTAGTTATTAAGTCTTGAATTATATTTTGTGAAACTGTTGAACCATCATCTGTATTACCAGTTCCAGTATAGATTAGTTTATCTCCAGTAAGATTTTCAACTTTTCTAATAACTTTAGTTATGTCTGCTGAAATATATTTAGTGTTATCAAAATCATTTTCTGTATCTCCTTTTCTAGCATAGTAAGACCAAGCTAAATCTTCTGAAGCACCATCTGGTATAACACTAAAGTTGTGAGGAGAAATTGTTGTATTGTTTCCTGCAGCATCTGTTACATAAATTTCACCAGAGAAATTTCTTATATTCATGTTACCAACACTATCCATTCCTAATGTTGATTTATAAGAACCTCTTACAAGACCATAACAAGCTGTACTACCAGAAGTACCATTACCACTAGAACAAACATTACCATTACTATCAATAGTAGTATTAATTAATATTTTACCAGCAGCATTGATACGCATTCTTTCTGAACCAGCAGTTACAAAATTAATTGCGTTAGTTGTTGGTCTGCTTATTCCTGTATCAGTATCGTTATCAAAAGCATAAGTTGGAGCAGAAACTGCACCACCAGTTGCTGTGATTTGACCTGTAACTGTTAGTTTTGAAACTGGAGATGTATTTCCGATCCCAACTGAACCTGCTGATGTGATACGTAATTTTTCTGAACTATTAGTACCAAACTGCATAGAGTTATCTGCATTTTCATACTGTATACTTCCAGGATAACCATTGCTATCTCCAAAACTAATAACTGGGTTACTACTAGAATTAGCACCTTTTAAATTAAGAGATGGCTCTCTATTACTACCATTTTCATTAGCTGCTATTGTAAGACTAACATCTCCTGATGATGTTTGAATAACAGCATTACCATCAATTTGTAATCCGTCACCTATAATTGTACCTGCTACATCTAATTTTCCTGCAGGAGATGTAGTTCCGATACCAACTGAACCTGCTGATGAGATTTGAAGTCTATTTGTATTATTGGTTCTGAAATACATATCTCCATTTTCATAATTATTTATATAAGCATCATTACCATATGCTTGAACTAATAATCCATCGCCAGTACCACTACCAGTTGCTGAATTTTGTAATCTTAAATTTGAATCTATGCTACTAGATATAACTGTTACTCCTGTAGTTGCTCTAACTGTTCCAACTACATCTAATGCTTCGCCTGGATTTGTTTTTCCAATACCAACATTTCCAACATGGTCTATACGCATAGCTTCTGAATTTTCAGTTTCAAAAACTAAATCATTATCACCTCCAATTCTAACACATGAAATAGATGCTCCATTTGCATCTGAAGTACTATCAGTTGAATTTATAAATCTTATTCTTGAGCCTGTTCCTGATGAAGCAGAACTATTTTTAATTTGCAAACTGTCATTTACAGAACCACTAGCTGTTGTAACAATTTCAAGATTATGTGCAGGAGCGTTAGTTCCGATACCAACATTACCATTATTTTTAATAATCATTCTTGCAGTTCTAGCAGGAGCAAAAATTATATCTGGTGTAATCCCAGAACTGTCATTACCTTGTGTTGTGAATGCTAAACTACTTGCACCTTGTGCTTCAATAAGTGATTGGTTATTTCCAGTTGCACCACCAAATGTTGTTCCACCAAAAGAAGGACCCAGGTGGAATACTTTTAAATAAGAGTTTGTATTACTACCTTTAATTTGAATACCTCCTATTCCAGTTGAAGTTGAAGTTTTTATATCTTGCAATACATTGTTTGTACCCAAAATATCTAATTTTTGTGTTGGATTTGTAGTTCCGATACCAACATTTCCACCTGCTAAAATTCTCATTTTTTCTGCGTTATTAGTATAAAATGTTAGAGAGGAACTTGCATTGATATTTAAATCACTACCACTTGTTTTAATGTTACCTACTTGACCATTAGGATTATAATATTCATGGTGTGCTAAATTTCCTGTTGCTGTTCGGCTTGTTTGAATAGTACCATAATTAAGTATAGAAACTCCACCTTGACCAGCACTTGGAGAAGATGTTAAACCAAAATGAGTATGTTCCGAACTATCTATAGTTATAGCTAACGCATTTGAATTATCGTCAATACCCGTTGACCTAAAAGTTGTTATTGTACCTAATGAAGTTATGCCAGTATAAGCACCAGATAATCTTGCTGTTGGTATTGTTCCTGTAAGCTGTGTTGCTACAATAGATTTATTAGTTAAAGTTTGACTTCCATCAAGTGTGGCTACAGTATTGTCAATAGCTATATCATTTGCATTTGCTGTAATACCAGTACCACCTACTACGTTAAGAGTTACATCACCAGATGTTCCTCCTCCTGTTAAACCTGTACCAGCTACAACTGAACTAATATCTCCAGGTAAAGGTGAACCATTAGTTTGTAATGTTCCAACTAAATTTACAGTATCACCAGACGCACCTATAGTAATCGTTGTACCTGATTGAGGTTCTATTGCATCTACTTCTAATTTACTCATTATATAACTACCAATGTTCCTGTTATAATTTGTGTTGCTGTTATAGTAACTGGCCCTGCTAAAACTCCAGAATCAATTGTTTGATCTTCTGAAATTGTTGAAGCATGAGTTACTACATAATCTGTTGCTACCATTGATGGAGACATAGCTCTAGCTGCAGGTAAAGTACAAAAAACTGTTTTTGTTCCCGCTGAAAAATTTACTGCATTATCAGAATTAGAAGAAGAAATAATTGTATCTCTAGATAAAGTATCAGGACTTGCATCCGTTACAGTTCCAATACCAACTTCAAATTGAGTGGTTCCGTCATTAGAAATGGCATAGTAAGTTCGTTTACTAGTACCAATTCCTGATACAAAAGTTTCAAAACCAGTTTCTGCGCCAGCTAGTGAAATTGTTCCAGTTCCATTAGTAGTAGATGTTTCTTTAACTCTATCATTTACTATCAACGCTGCCATTAATTTAACCTTTATTTATTACGCATCACCTAATCTAATTATCGCAGCAGAGTTCGATGCAGCAGGAAAGACAACTTCAAAGTCGCCGTTAGTAGAAGTTTTATTACCGCCAAAGTCTAAAACTAAAACTGCTTCGTTAGAACTATTTTTATATATCAAACCATATCTTGCGGTAATTGTAGCTGACGTCCATTTTTCGTTGTCAAAATCTACAAACCCAATATTACTTGATATAGCTACGCCTAAATTAGTTAATGCCTGACCTCCAGCTGAATAGCCTGTTCCAGATACTTCATTGGTATTACTATACGCAGAAGTATTTGTACTAAAACTAGCTGAAGATGTATATAACGCCAAATAAAAGGTACTACCACTGTTTCCAGAAGTATCAAAATTGAATTTGCCTTTTAAAAGATCTGTTTTAAATGAGTCAGGTACTACATTAGCCATATTTTATCTCCTTAGTATTTTGATGGTGATTCAGATTGCATCCCAGTTCGAATGACCCCATCTTGCCATTCGTCCCGACGTCTTCTACCTTGTTGTTCAATAGAGTACGATTGTAAAGCTCTTTGATAAGCCTGTTCATAGTATTGTAGCATATCTCCAGGGCCTTTCAAGTATCCATATGCTTCTACCAGACAACAGAATAAAAGTAAATCTTGATATTTATTACTTGTATAAGTTCCATTTGTACTTGGAGGAGTAGTACCTGTTGAAGTAGTAATACTCTCTGGTTGTTTGATATAAGCCATAGTTATTTCATAAGTACTATCTGGTGTAGGTGATACCACCCAATTACTAGCATCCCAGTTAGCATAATATTTTGGAATTCCAGATTGAGTTGCTGGTGCATCATAAAATTCAGACATAAAACTAGTATCTCTTTTTTCTAAAAATACTTGTTTATTATTTGAATCTTTTAATTGAATATATCTAATAATTCTTAAATCATTTGGAATTGTTACATATCTACTACCTGTAACTAAATTAGATATGGCATAAAATCTATTATCATCAGAATCAGAATCTCTATAAATTCTATTCTCTGCATTTTTAATAATAGTATTTAATACTCCAGTAGAAAAAACTGTACTATCAACTTCAGTATAGTTTTTAATATCGTCTTGTAAATTTGTTAAAATATAAGCCATTATGGTGTTAGAGTAACTGGTCCTGCAGTTACAAACATTCCTCCTGATTTTTCTGTTACAGTTGCATTACTTCCGCAATTGAAACTATAACTATTTGTATCTACTACTGTTATACTAAATCCTGAAGAATTTTCAAATAAAGAAAAAACCAAACCTCCGGGACTTCCATTTACATTTCTAAATACAACAGTATTATTTGTTGATCTTCCGTGAGCTGGTTCAGTAACAGTTACTATAGAAGAACCCGATGTTAAACTTAATGAATTACCTGGTAATAAATTTTCTGTTACAGGTTCAGTTCTATCTGGTCTTGCATTAGATAATCCTTGTGGATCACCTGTAAATCTTGTTGGTTGAATTTGTGGTTGTTTAGCTTCAAATTCTGATGTGTGTACAAAACTACCATCCCATTCAGTTAACATTTCTTGATAAGGAAATGCCATACCTGATCTATCTGATATTGCTTGTGAATATTTTCCTCTAGATAATTTTGCCATTAGATACCTGGATAATAAGTTTTAGGTGTTATAAAAGAACTAGAAGAAGATCCATCTTCTGCTAATGCTCTTTGTAATTCATCTTCATATAACATTTTTAATGCTTCAATTCTTTCAGGAGAAAATTTTACAGCTAAATAATAAGCAAGTCCTGCTACCATACAAGGTACAAATCTATAAGGGACATCTGCATCATTACTATAGCTTCCGGCATCTTGGATTCTTTTTACATAGTAGTAATTAAAAAAATCTCCAGCTTCAGAAGTACCCGGAGTTAAATATAAAGTAATGGTTACTTTATCTATAAATCTTTGAACATAATATTGTGTAGGTTGTCCATTAGAAGTTTTATTTGATAAAGCTTGATAAGTTGATCTACTTATTTTTGTAAGAGGTGTGTCTATAATATTAGAATTTCTATAACTAGCTTCTAAAATATCATCAACACCATTAATAATAGAACTATTATTAAAACAATTGTCATCTGTTAGATGAGTTGCTGCTGATGTATTGTTTGCTCCTCTAGTACATCCTGTAAACGTATTTGTGTCATTTGTTATACCTGTATAAGTAATTTGTTCTGTACCTATTAGTAAAGTACCTGTAACTGGAAAATTTGAAACAGAATCCACAACAACTGTTGTTTGATTATTGGTCATGTTAGCAGATAATGGGCTAAACATAGCATCTGAAGTTCCATCAGATGTTGATCTGAACATTGTATAAACTGCTTGATTATTAACTAATGTAATTGAGTTATTAGCTATTTCCCAATAATGCAAACCTCTGTTTGACCATTCTTGAAACATTATATTTAAAGAACGTCTAGCAGTTTTTAATTGATATCCAGAAACACCTTGTATTCCAATTCTTTCAAAAGATTCTTCTACAATATCTGCAATAGAAAAACCTTTTTCAAAAATTGTAGTTCCAGAGGTAGTGTTAGCCATGAGCTTACGCTCCTGTAATAGTTAACGTAACGCTTCCGTCTGTACCACCAGTTTGAGTAAGTGTAGCACATACACCATTTTCAAATAAAATACCTGAACCTGGAATATAAACTTCTAGTCCTTCAGTGTCATATCTGTAAGTTGCTTTTAAATTAGTTCCTGCTGCTGCACCTGTAGTTGCTGCATCATGTAAAAGTAAAACAGAACCTGCTTCCCCTCTACCTTGAATAGAAGTAACTCTAGATCTAGCTGCTCTTAAAACAGAAATTGTACCTGTAGTTTTGTTTAATGTTGTTTGATCTGAATCCATATTTTCTCCTTAAAATTTATATGTGGGGCCGAAACCCCACATTAATTATTTATTATGCTGTTGCTGCGTCTTGTAAATTGTTCGCTTGTAAATATGTAAACGTAACAGTTACTTGACCTGTAGTTGCAGTATTTCCTGCAGATATAAGAGTTGCTGTAATTTGTGTATCAGCACCAAATCTATCCGCTTCATCTAAAGATCCAGTAGCTAATGCAGTAGTTTCTCCTAAAGCTTTAACATTAGTATTACCTATAAAGTTAGTAGCAGCTCCAGTTTTTCCAACTGATACAGTTGCTGAAGTACCTGCATTACTTACTACTGCACATCTAAGTATAATTGTAAGTAGTTGTGAGTTTTTTGGTATTACACCTACGTTGTAAGAAGTTGTTCCAGCTGCTACTGCTGCATCAATCATTATTGATTGAGACATTACAACTTGACCTGTATTTTTTACGTTATCACCAAGTGTTATTCCTGTTGTGTTTGAAATCGTTCCCGCTTTTATCGGTCCCGAAAATGTAGTTGTTGCCATATTAATATCCTCCTAGATATCTGAATACTGTCCCTAGGGTTGTCGACTATATGCGTCAGCATTCATCATTTATTAAATATATAGTGTAAATATTATATGTTATTTTTCAAAAGAGTGCAAGAGATCCTACAGTGTGGAGTGGAATTTTTCCAACGATGTAGCTTTTGATTAAGTAGCTACTGAAACTTCAGGAGCAGAACCTTCAACACTGTTCTTTAAATGAGCAATTCTAGCTTCTTCAAGCTTGATATCTGTAATGATTTTTTTGACTATATCGTCAATTCTAACCATCTCAAGAGTGTATCTATCGTTAGAGAGATGCTCTTGT